GAGGATCATTGGAACTGGAATAGATTCCATTGATGGATTGTCTTAACTCTTTTTCTAAAACAGTAAATTCAGAACCTAATAAAGTATTTTGATAAACCTTTTCTGATAAGGTTCTAGTAAAGGTGTTGGAGATGTCTTTGAATTGAGTAAAGTATTGTTGTTTTAAATTCTTAACTAAAGCCAGATCGCCTTTTGTAAGTTCCTGAAATTCAGGTGGAATAAGACCTATGGTCTTAAAAGCTTTTTCAACTCTTAAAGCTTGTTTGCTAAATCCTTGTCTAACCACCCTATCTGCAAAAGGTAAATAATGCTTTTCTAATATAGCTTTAATATGAGGCCTGATCGCTATGGCTGATTGTAGGTTGGTAAGTTTCCCTATGTCATCAAGAGGCAAACCTTTATGAATAAGGGAAGCAATGTCATCTTCGATCTTATCTAAAACTTTTGTAAGTTGTTGGTAATATTCGGCTTCGGCAATCTCAATTCCTTTGATTCGATATTTGGTTACTTGTTCAATAATATTGGCCATAAACAACTCTTTATCATAAAAAAAATAAAAATTCAAAAAATCCCCACAATAGTTAAAAAAAATAAATATCACCTACTGCCATGCGACTTATTTTTTGCCACAATTCACTTTGCTAGATTCTAGAGCATTTTGAAAAAGTGGGCATGATAGAATCTATATATAAAAATAATTATGGAGGAAAAATGAAAAAATTATTTTATATCAAATGTAGATGTTCAGGTGATGTTTGGATTTGTGATGTTGTTGATACTTTTTTAGAAGCTAATATTCTTTTAAAAGAATATCAGTTGGATGATCCACAATCTAAATTCAAAATTATTTATTCGTTGGGAGATAACGAGATAAGCACAACTCCTTTCAATAAAGAAAGAATAGAAAAACATTTAGGAAAGGAGGTATAAATGGAAAAATTTGAAAAAGGATTTCATCCCACTGTTCAATCTCTTGGAATAGAAGTTTGGGTAAATGATATTTATGAAGTTTGGGTTTATCGTAGAAAACTTTGCGATCACTTGGTTCATAACGAATTATATAAAGGGAAATGCACCTATATTACAATTAAAAGAAAAGACAAAAAAGCAATCCATGACTGGCGGCATTTTCAAACTATTAAAAACGAACTAGCTGGGAAAGATGTTGAAGCTATGGAGATTTTCCCAAATGAATTAAGACTACATGATACGGTAAATCAATATCATCTTTTCTGCCTACCTAAAGGAACAAGTATTAGATTTGGTTGGAAAGATAGGTCGGTTGATTATACTCCCAAGAAAGGTGGCCATAATAAAGCCGGACAAAGAGGTTTAAACGAACAAGCTATCTAATTATACCACTTCTTCTTCAACTGTTTCTTTCTCTACTTCGTCTTGGGTAAATTCGCCCACTTCTGGTTTGGTGTCTATCTCGTCAAAGATAATATCTAATTTTTCGTTATCATCTACTACTGCTCTTGCAATTTCTTTATCTATTTCTTTAACTAGAGTAGGAGATTTAACATTGATGGCTTTGGCTTGTTGGTAGAACATAAGGTCGGTTGAGTAATCTCTTATGTTAAATGAATCAGGGTAGTTTATTTCTCCATCAAATTTTGTGTTTTGGAATAGGGCATAAATTCTAAATAATTGTTCCTCTGCTATTTCCAAGTTGTCGGCTTTTTCGGATAGTCTTGCATTTAATAATTCAAATTCTGTTTGTAGGGCAATGCCTGATGATACTTGTGTCTTGGTTGTTCTAACTGAACCAGTATGTGCTATTCTATTAATGGATTCTACTTTCTTGGCAATCGAGTCCATAATGGATTGTAGGTTTGAACCTGATGGCTGTAATAGATAAGGTTTAAGATTAGGTTCAATCTCTTCCGGCATTTCTATTATTGCACCAGCACCAGCACTAGCATTTACCGATGGAGTCTTAACTAACGATGGATGATTTGTTAATCTAATTAACTGTTCTATTTCGGAGAACTCGTTATAGATAGATTTTTGTAAATCAGCTATATCAGTTAAGTCAGACTGGCCAATCCCTCTCTTGTGCGATTTGGAATTGTATAAGACAACTGCTGGTATCTTGCCAATCTGATTATCGGCAGTATCTATCAGTTTCGGTTCTGTTCCTTGTGCAGAAACATAGATAGTATCTATCCTGTCAGGAAACCAAAGTCTTATGTAGCTTCCCCCATCTTTATCAACTTCTTCTCGCACTTTTAAATAATCCAATGAGTATTTTCCATTGACTTCTCTTTTGTAGTTCCAGTCTAAAACATTTTCAGGAGTTACAATAGAAAGGTAAGGTCTTATGTCTTGTGCTAACTCATCAGCTTTGGTGTTGGTTGTTACTTTGGGTTTATCTAAAACTAAAAAACATTGACCATAGATCGCTGAATAATTTTGTGCCTGTTTAATAACAGAGTTAAAATCATTCCCATCTAAATCAGCATCTTTTAAAAAATTTTCAAGACTTGCTTCGTCTTGCATATCTCCAAACTCTCTTGTCGGCTTTACTCTAAAAAGAAAAGATGAATAAATTTGAATAATGTTTTTACAGTGATTGTCGCAAGGAGTGTTTGCAAGTCTTTGATTAAACTCATTGTCTAATTCTAAATTGTACCGGTTAAGATATTGGCCTATCATATAATCGTAACCGCCATTATATGATCTAATATAATATTCCCAATTCGCTACTGCTTCTTTGTAATCCCTATGAGTATCGAGTGCCTGTTCTCTGGTGTATGCCATATCTTCTTTGTTTCTTAATGTTCCATCTTTGAGGAATACTGAAAGGTGCTTGTAATGTCAAAGGTTTGATGTAATCAATCAAATAACCTAAAGCATCATTCATGTGGTCGAAACCCTCTTCCTTGTCCGGAATATTTGTGTTCTCCTTGTATATTTGTCTTTGTAATCCTTTTATCAATGTTTTGCAAGATTGTGAAATAAAAATATGACGTTTGCCGAGAGAATCTTTGAGTCGAGAATTAACTGCATTGACTCGATCTCTTACTGCTGGATGTTTGTGTTTCACTTTAACTTTGAAACCAGCATTTTGTAAAATACTTAAATCCGTTCTTCCTCCAGCACTTGTTTTTCTTTGACGACAAGCTGGATCAGGATAAATGAATATTGGAATCTTTGTTCCAAACCTATCTCTTATCTCTTGGCACATTTCATCAGTATTACTTGAATAAATAACAATCTCGTCTAAAAAATAAACCTTATCATCTTCTATTTGTGATACCGCACAACTCATGGGATCGACATTAAAATCCATCCCAATATGCAAAGGTTTTTTCCAATTAATTTGTTTATCTATTAAGTTCTCCACAGGATGAAAGTTATAATAAACAGAACCGGCATAGTTCTCAAATGTTCCCTCAAACTCTTGCCTAAAAGTTCTTTCATCAAGATCGGTTTTGGCATGACCTATTTCTTCTTCAGTAACCATGCCTCCTTGCAAGGTAGTGAATTGAAAACTATCCCATTCCTCATCTTGCTTTCCTTTAAGATACATTTCATAAGACCAGTTTCCATAACCTCTTGGTGTTCCTGTAAACAAAACATCTCCTAAAGTATCAGAAATAGAAGCCCTTAATACTTCAAACCAAGTCCGTTTATCTATATCGGCAAACTCATCTAATATTAAAAAGTTAATTCCTGTACCTCTTAAAGCATCAGGCTGATCGGCTGATTTTAGGCTTATGGTGCTATTGGATTTCTTGATTCGGACAGTTAGGTTCGTTTCGTTTAAATCCTCTATCCAATTAAACTCATTAAGCAACACTTTTAAATTAGACCAGCATATCTCTTTGGCCATCTTATAGGTCGGTGCAACATACCAAATGTTCTGCAATGGCTTTGTTGCATATTTCATCATCTCGGTAATACACAAATAGGTTTTTCCAAATCTTCTTCCTGATATTAAGACTCTAAACCTCTTTTTCGATTGGCTTACCTGATGTTGGCTTTTTGTTAGAATTATCTTCACTGCACCAATACTTAACGATAAATTTATATTTTTCAAATTCTAAAGGGCTTCGTTCAATAGCACTTTGTGTTTGTTTAATACCTTTTTCAACACAAGCTGTCCAAGAATCAACAGGTTGTCTATCAGAAAAGGGAGGATAGCAGTCTTGGTTTAAGAGGGAACATATCTGAATGATAAGAATAT